CCTCTATACTGCCCCTAACATCTATTAGGGGCAGAAACAACACTGATTATACGGAATAACGGTCTTCTTCTACTGCTTTCAGGACTGCTTCACTCTCTAAGACTTCTGCGGGTAAATTATCAGTCAGTCCGCTACTAGTCCAATCATCACCAATGAAGCCCCAACAACTATCACCTTTATCTGTGTCACCTTCATACTCGAGGGTATAGCCCCACACATTGTAGTTAATGATATTATTCAGTGTCTTAATCTCGTCTCTCATAATATCATACCACTTTTTACGCATTTTGGGGGAAATATTCTTGACATTTTCAGTTTCTCTGATGTGCTCCTTACTAACAGCGATGAAACCAATTCTGCAACTATCCCAATCAGCATGAACTGCTCTGCCGATGAAGGAAACAGTGTCAAGGGCTATATCTCCATGGTTATACATGAATACAGGCTGGAATAGAAACTTGTCTGAAAGTTTTTTCTCTAACATCAGCAAATCATTGTTATACCTACTGAACATATCATCTGCCTTATCTTCACCATAAACGCTCATAGCCAGCCTATACATTCCGTCAAAGGCGGTTGGAGTAGAGGTCTCATACTTGCCAAGTCCTATAGCGAACGGCTCACCGAATTCGTGGAAGTATTCTGTGACATAATCGTTGTCTCTCTCAATTCTGAGGGTGAAATTTGCTCCATTTTTAGTTGTTCCTTTGATTTCCATATACACACATCCTTTCATGTTTCAGCCTATCTCGTCAGTACAAGGCGGCTAGTCCTTGTAGACACTGGCATAAGCCAGTGTTTCGATTATTTAGCAAACCATTCAGTCAGTAAGATTAAATTATTATTTTCCTGCATCTGCCTAATTTGCCTATCTACTCCAAAAATTTTGATATCACCTTTAACATATGCTTTGCGCTGATATCTGCCAAACATTGCAGGCAATACGTCCCATATGAGCAGATTTTGCAGTTTGGATGTGGTGGTGCTGTAGAATGTATTATCAAAGTACCAGCCGCCAGCACACTGCGCATAGATAATCGTGTCATAAGACATTACTATGTAGTTACCTTCCCAATCCTTAAATGCTCTAACACTATTACCTCGGAATTCCTTCCGTATTTCCAATAGTTTAGGCATCTCTCGATAAGTTGCGTATTCTGCCATAAATATATCATCTCCTTCTGAATTGCGTTTGTGCAATCCCTACAGGATACCAACCTTGTGATATCTTGTAAAACGGCACAACCTTTAACTATCTAAGATTATATTACCACGTTCAAAACTGATTGTCAAGCACTTTTTAAACTTGTTTCTGGAATATTTTGCCAAAAGGGGATAAATCACGTTCGTCAATGCTAAACAGCGTATCAGGTTCATGCTGTAGGTATACCTCACAGGTATCATTGATGCCGCTAATCTCTTTGACTATCACAATAGTCCCTTCTGTCAGACAATATTTATCTGAGGTTACAGTGCATATATCGCCTGCTACAGGTGCTTCCACTTCTGCCTCATACAAACTGGCCAGCAGTGCGCAAGGTGTCATTGCGCCGAATGTGTCAGAAAGCGTTGCTAAAAGGTCTTTAAGATTGTCAATTCGTTCTTCTTCCAAATCTCCTTCTATAAAATCAAGTGCTATGTCACGCATCTGATTTTTGAATTCTTCTTTTTGCTCACGGTT